TAGCCAAACTTACAAAAAAAATGAGAGAGGCTGAAAGGCAAAAAGAAGAAGCCATTCAGTATGCTAGACGTGTTACAGAAGAGAGAAATGAGTTAGGAAAAACTGCAACAAGTTTAGACAAGAATTACACACAAGAGATGGAAGGAAGAATATCTTCTTCTATTGCAGCAGCTCAATCAAAATTAGCTATTGCAAGAGAACAGGGTGATGCAAAAGCTGAAGTAGAAGCTTTAACTTCTATATCTCAATTAGGTTATGAACAAGGTAAGCTTGCTGAGATTAAAAGCAGACATGCCATGCAGGAAAAGGAAGCTAAGGCTAGACCTGTACTTCCAACACAACCTAATCAACCTGTTCCACCACCTGATCCAAAAGCAGAAGATTGGGCTAGTAAAAACGAGTGGTTTGGTAAAGATAACGCAATGACGTACACTGCGTTTGATTTACACAGAAAAATTACCGAAGAAGAGGGTTTAGATCCTCAATCTGACGAGTATTATGTAGAAATTGATAAAAGAATAAGACTTGAATTTCCCCATAAATTTGGTAAGGTAGAAAAACAGACTAGTAAACCTACACAAAACGTTGCCTCTGCAACGCGTAGTTCAAAGACCGGTCGCAAAACTGTGAGGCTCACATCATCACAGATCTCAATAGCGAGAAAACTAGGTGTGCCATTAGAAGAGTATGCAAAACAATTAATCACGAAGGAGGTATAAGCATATGACAAATAAAAAACCAACTCGTGCGAGCCAAAGTCAAAGTGATTCGACAAAAGTTAAATCACAAGCATCTACGGTTAAACCCAAAGCTGCTAAGAAAACTTGGACTTTACCATCGTACTTAGATACGCCCAACGCGCCAAACGGATACCGACACAGATGGGTCAGGATTGAAACTTTGGGAGTTCCCGACACTAAGAACATACAAGGAAGACTAAGATCTGGGTATGAACTTGTAAGAGTCGACGAATATCCACAAGAAGATTTTCCCGCTATCACGGACGGCAAATACGCTGGGGTTATAGGTCACGGAGGCCTTGTGCTGACAAGGGTACCTGAAGAGATCGCGCGTCAACGTCAAGAGTATTTTGAAAAACAAGCTCGAGACCAACATGATGCAGTAGATAACGATTTAATGAAGGAACAGGATAGTAGAATGCCTATCGATATCGATAAGCAATCTCGTACCTTCGGTGGCAAACGATAGTTAATAAAATTTAACAATCCAAACCAACTGAATAACGTTAACCGTAAAACTGCGGATAGTAGTTTTACAAAAGGAGAAAAATATGGCTAATGCAAGTACTACTGGTTTCGGATTGAGACCAATTAGAAAAGTAGGTCAGAACGATAACAACGGAGGACTTTCCGAATACAATGTAGCAGCAGCATCTGCAGCAATGTTCCAGAATGATGGTGTAATAGCCACAGCAACTGGTGACATAGTAATAGGCGCAGCAGGCAACACATTGATAGGAAGTCTCAACGGAGTTTTCTTCACTGACGCAAATACAAGTAAACCCACGTATGCAAACCATTTATTAGCTGCTAACGCAGCTACTGACATTGTAGCATTCGTAAATGACGATCCTTACCAAATGTTTGAAGTTAGATCGAACGCAGCTGGAGCCTCTTTGGCAACAGATGTATTCAATAATGCAGACATGGCCGTAACAGCAGGCGTTGCAAACGTAAATGGACTTTCAAGAAGTACATTAAACGATGCTACACTTACTGGTGGCGGTGTTGGATCAGCGCAATTAAAAATAGTTGGTTTATCAAGAGACCCGGACAACCAAGACTTAACAGTCGCAGGTACAGTCTGGAGAGTTCTGATTAACGAACATTTCTTAAAAGCGACAGCTAGTATATAATAATAGGAGTATATAAATCATGGCAATATCACGTAATCAACTAGTTAAAGAACTAGAACCTGGTCTAAATGCACTATTTGGACTAGAATACAAACAGTATGAAAATCAGGCAGCTGAAATTTATACTACTGAGTCATCTGACAGAGCTTTTGAAGAAGAAGTTATGTTGTCAGGTTTCGCATCAGCAAGAGTAAAACCAGAAGGTTCTGGCGTAGCTTTTGATAATGCGCAAGAAACTTTCACAGCAAGATACACTAACGAGACAATTGCTCTCGCTTTTGCTATCACTGAGGAAGCTATTGAAGATAACCTGTACGACAGACTTGCTTCAAGATACACAAAAGCACTAGCAAGATCTATGGCGAGCACAAAACAAGTTAAAGGTGCATCAACGTTAAACAACGGATTTGGAACATTCCAATCTGGTGATGGCGTAGCACTATTTAGCACAGCTCACCCTACAATTGCTGGAACTTTCAGTAACACGTTAGCAACGGCTGCTGACTTAAACGAAACTTCATTAGAACAAGCTTTGATCGACATCGCTGCTTTGACTGATGAAAGAGGTTTAAAAATTGCGGCAAAAGGAGTAAAAATGATTATTCCTTCTGCTTTACAATTTACTGCTGAGAGATTGATGAAATCTCAAGGTAGAGTTAGTACTGCTGATAATGATATCAATGCAATCAGATCAATGGGTATGATTCCTCAAGGTTATAGAGTGAACAACTACCTAACTGACACTGATGCGTTCTTTATCACTACAGATGTTCCTAACGGAATGAAGCATTTCAATAGAGCCCCTCTTACAACTAAGATGGAAGGCGATTTTGATACAGGCAATGTAAGATACAAAGCTAGAGAAAGATACGTATTTGGCGTATCAGACCCTAGAGGTATTTTTGCATCACCAGGTGCTTAATCAGTAATAAAACAATTTAATGGGGCCGGACACAATTCGGCCCCATTTTTAATACAAAGTCACAAAATCATGAAAAATTTCCATATTGAAATAAGATCCGCTGGGTACACAACATCTTTTGATGTTGAGGCTTTAGATGAATCTAAATCATTAGAAAATGCTATAGTTGACAAGCTAGGAAAAAATGATATAGTTTGGGACAAGTCGGAGTTTTATTCTTTGACAAGAACATGGTTAACATTTGAGGAGATCAAGGATGAGCCACTCACAGGACCTATACAAACAAAAGAGGTCGTTGGAGTTAAAATGGGAGCAGGAACATCTATCTAAAAATAGATACACTCTCGATATGGTTAGAATCGATAAAAAGGTTCAAGAGTTAATAAATCATATCAAAATGGCAGAAGCTAAAGAAGCTAGTTTATCTGTTAAAGTGGAGAGTTCTGCACCACAAGTTTCTGTAGCTACTTAACAAAACGCTACATCGCTGAAATCGCAATTTCTATTAAGGCTCTCTTGCACTTCATATAAAATTACTATATAAATAACTCACTATACAAAATTAATTAATAATATATTTTACATAGACGCGGTATAGTCGACGGCCTAGAGACTATGTAGAATGAACTAGGAGAATATATCATGGCAAAAACAAACTTTTCCGGACCAATAACAGCCGGTAAAATAAATAACACAACAGGGTTCACACCTTCTCAAAATGTGAGAAATACGGGCTTTGTAGTAATGGGTCAATCATTCGGATTTGATTCAGCTTTACTTGCAGCGGATGCAGATTCAATTGCAACAGCAGCATCTAACCCAAACGGACAAGGAGCAGGCGCACTTACTTTAACTAATACAGTTGATGGAACAGCAGCAAGCGGTTCTTTTGTAATGCCAGGCGTTCGCGCAACAGGTACAGTATCTGGCGCACTTGGAGGAGTAGCAGGAGCAGCTAAAGTATGTATTGGTTCAACAGGAGATGATACTGGAATTACTTTCACTATTACTGGAACTGACATTTTTGGTAATGTTCAAACTGAAGGAGCTATCACAGGTCCTGGAGCAGCAGCAGGTGCTGATGTTCAAAGTGCTAGCCTATATCAAACTATTACTTCAGTAGTATCTAATGGTACTTTAACAGGTAATATTACAGTTGGTTACAGTTACGTTGGTGTTGCTTCTCAAGCAATTTACCAATTAAAATCAAACTATAATGCTTATACAAATGGTGAAACACCAGCTACGTCTAACAAAAACTTAGCTAATAATGTAAACATTCCAGCTAGATCAAGAATAGTTAACTGGAGAGTTCATATACCTATAGCGTTTAATATGGCTGGAGCATCTACAATTGGTTTTGGAACTACGTCTTTTAATAATGCGAACACTCCAACTCTTGATGTAGATTATTTCTCAGTAGCTACAGCAGCTAGTTTAAAAACTATTGCAACTTTAAATTATGCCGACGATTTTGGTACAATTACAGCTGCACAGGCAGAAAACTATGCAGATGTTTCTCACTCAGATTTAGATGCCGCAATTGGTAATTCTTTAGTGGGTCTGGATAAGGAAGTTATTATGTTTGTTAATACTGCAGCAGGAGCAGCACCAACAGCTGGTGATGCACTTATTACTGTAGAATATTTACAATCTGTAAATAACGTAAGAAGTAACTAATAAAATTTAACTGAGGCCCTTCGGGGCCTTAGTATAAATTAGGAGAAAAAATTATGGCTATGACAAGTCCAAAAGCACAAACATTATTCGTAGCAGCAAACACTGCATCAATTGCAGCATTGCAAACTACAGCAGGTGCAACAGCACTTGTATTAACATCAACAGGAGCAAATGTTGTAACTTTAGGTCAATTTACACTTGGCATGAAAATAACAATAACTTCAGCTGGAAATGAATCTGATATTGCTTTTGCAATTGTAGGAACTGATTTTACTGGAGCAGCGTCATCTGAATCTTTAACAGGTCCAAATGCAAATACAGTTACATCTGCTAAATCTTATAAAACAATTACATCTATTACACCTGATGGTGCAGTAGGAAATAATACTTCAGTAGGAAATGTTGTTTCAACTACAGGTTCAATTGCAACTTTTGCAGGCAGAACTAGATTAAGAGGATTATTTGGAACTACTGCAGCAACAGCTGACACAGTAACAAGTTTTCACAATGGAGCTAATACTTCTGAAACTAGAACGTTTGCAGTTCACAATCCTTTAGCAGCTAAAACTTTTATTAACCCAGCAAATGCTCCGGAAGGCATTTTATTTAAAGATGGCTTAACGGTAGATATGCCTAATAGTAGTTTCTTAAGTTTAACTATCTACTATGATGGTTAGGAAATATAAATGGCTAATGTTACCTCAGGATCTTATTTATTTGATAAGAACTACGCTATTGATCAAATTATTGAAGATGCTTATGAACGTATCGGCTTTCAAGGTGTCTCTGGTTATCAATTAAAATCTGCAAAAAGATCTTTAAATATTCTATTAGCTGAATGGGGAAATAGAGAATTACATTATTGGGAAGTTTCTAATCAAAACATGCCTTTAATTAATGGTGTAGCAGTTTATAATTTTTTTCGTGAACCTGTTGATGGAACACAAACAAGTAGAATAAGCACAACATTATCAGCGGCTA